TCATAGACTGACTGGAGGAGACCCTTATGGGAAACCTTAATAGCCAGTTTCGATGCCTCGAGCTCCACCTAGCCATAATGGCTGATGGTACTTCTCGAGGTGTTCCTTTCAATGGAAAAGACCAACAGACTTTAATCTCACGATTCAAGTCCGAAGGATCAAGCTTTCTCCTCGTAACCCTACCCAAACTTGGTAAGGCCGTGGATCAAGGTTTGGTCAGCGGTAGCTTTTTAGCTATTGCTGGCTTTTCCCTGAAATCGAAGACCAGACTTCCTTCCTTTCTGAATGCCTGTCTGAGACAAGTATTTAGTGATGATGGAATTCTCCTCGAGGACCCTAATCCGATATCCATATTCTACCTACGTCAGCTCCTATTGGTGAATGGAAAACTCGTGACTGAGTTTTCTCAAGACCAGCAGGATTCCGTCGTCAGGGAATTTGGCGATCGACAAGCCCGGTTAAAACGGTCTCGTCTCCCGCTCGATCACCCTGTGCTCCATTGCGCTAGAAACGCACTGAGCAAGGCCCTAGGTTCCTTGGACCTCTCTGTGATCACCCCTGGCCATGGGCCGGGCGTGGTTCACGAAGGGTATCCTAAGGACCTAAGGTGGGATTTCCTATATTGGTCTTCCCAGGCCAATAAACAGTATCCCTATTATGAATATGGGGTTCAGAGCTTGGAGCACCTCCGTTCCAAGTCAGATCGTGTGGTCTTTCTTGATCGAATGACCACCCGTATCTGTCTTGTTCCGAAGGACTTCAAAGGCCCGCGTTTGATCTCTGTTGAGATGTCGGGAAACCAATATCTTCAACAAGGCCAGATGCGTTCTATGATGGCGTATTTCGAGAAGTCTCGCCTGCTAAGCAGATCTATCCGTCTGAGAGATCAGACCTTTAATCAGCTTATGTCACGTCGTGCCTGTGATGGCACGATGGGTACGTTAGATTTATCTAACGCTAGCGATACTGTAACCGCTCCTTTGGTTTGGTTTCTTCTTTCGAAGTTACCTCGCCTTAGGAAACAGTTATTCTCGACTCGTTCGTATGCCGCCACCTGGAAAGGTGAAAGCATTCGACTTGCCGCCTTTGCCCCGATGGGTTCAGCTACATGCTTTCCCGTCGAGACATTAGTGTTTTGGTCCCTAGCGA